CCAAATCATATTGAATAAGTAAATCAAATCTTTCAAATGTTTGTGTGTTTTGGTTATAAACAAGTTCTATTTTATATCTATGTAATGCGTCATCTGACTTATTAACAAAGTAATAATCAAGATGTCCATTGCTAGGTACTTCTTGGGTATCAATAAGATCATTTAAAATATCAATAAGCATTGCTTTGTTTTCTTCAGATAAAAAGTTGCTGCTAATTGAATCTCTTTGCCAATCATATACTAGCCTTTCACCGAAATTTAAAACATGGATTATTTCTTCATTTACTCCATATTCAATTTTACTCCAACTATATGTTGGTGTTAATGCACCATCACTTACAACTTGATAGAAATAACCACAAGTGTAATTTTGATTTGTTGTCCCTGTGTATTGTGCTATTTGTCCCAAATTAGTGGCACTTGCAGTTGGCATTGTCGAATATTGCATTACATTTTGCTTATTATTTAGTAATCCATTAGTTTCATTTTTTGTGTAATAATCGCTTAAATCGACTTGGATTTGTTTCTCGCCAATTAGTTCCCAATTATTGTTTGCGTAAATATACTCATCATATAAATCCGTTGTGCTAGGATCTCCTTTTGGTACTAAATACATAGTATCAGTTTGTATTCCAGTTGTTGGCAATTCTTGTACTATCAAAAACTTAATTGCACCTGGCACACCTGGTTCTCCTTGTGGACCTGGTTCTCCGTCTAAAACTTGAGTTGTTTCGACAGATCCATCTTTTTTAGTTATTGCAATTGTTGTTATATGCCCTGTCTTTGAAGCATTAATATTTAAATTGTCCATTTCTGCTAATTTAGCATTTGCAATATCAATCCATTCTGGGTATTCGTCTGGAATTTCTGCCGTGCTATTAATTGCTTTTTCAACATTCAAGTAGAATATATTAGATTTCCAAACTGGAAGTTCATTTCCTTGTTGTTCTTCCGTAATTCTAACTTGCATATTGATCTGCCCTACTTTATTAAGTAAACTTGATTTTATTTCTAAAGTATAAGCATTGTCTTCTTTTGCCATTTCTAAATAGCCTTTTTCGCCGTTTCTTTCGATTTCTAGGTAGGCGATACCATCAATAAAATCGCCGTCAAATGTAACAACGATTTTACCTTGTAAATTTTCGTAATTCAATCCTAGTCTTTTCTTGTTTAGTATAACTTGACTAGTAATTGGATTAATCAAAACTTCTACATTTTTCATCAAATCAAACTCCTCTCTCTATGCTATTATAGCATAATTTTTCTCAAAACAAAAAAGGCATTATTTTGCCTTTGTTTTTTTCTTTTTTGATTTTTCTTCTACCTTTTTTGCCACCGAAATCAGTTCACTATCTGGTGTAAAATTAGATAGTTCCTTTTGCAATTCTTTAGGTTTTGGTTCTTCAATCTTTTTTACGATTTCAACTGCATTTTTTTTAACCAAATATTCTGCTCGTTCTAAACTTGTTTTCCACTCATCGCCAACTTGATGATAACTATTTGTCTCCACATCTTTTTTACCTAAAAATCCTGGTAATGCTCTAACGATTACTTCCACTTCATTCTCCTCCTCTTCATCAAAATTTTTGATTATCTCATCTTTATTTATTTCACCTTTATACCCTAAAAATTTTAACCAATCTTCTAATGAATGATTATCGTATTCTTTACATTTTGGTATTTTAGTTATTTTATTAATATCAAAATTCATATCTAAAGGTACAACATAACCATTAACACCATCTTTTATTAATTCGGTACACCCTCCAACATCTGTTACAATGCACGGGACTTTATACTGCAAACTTTCTTGTACCGTGTATGGTAAGCCCTCACTATCACTCAATAATACAGTATAGTCAGCACTTGCTAAATAATCCCATATATCATACCTTTGTTTCCAAAACTTCACTTCTTCATAATTACATTTTTGTGGAGCATTTGTGAAAATGTCCCATACAAATTTTATTTTTGCACTCCTCATCATTTCCATCATCTTTTGCATTCTGCCCCAACCTTTTGCAGAATCCAATCGAGTACAACTTATCAAATGCAAAACTTTATTTGTTTTTCTTACTGGCAACAAAATATTTTTTATTGTTGTAGGGTTGTCGTGCAAAACTTCATTACTCATTTTACTCACGAACTCGCCGCACCCTACTATTTCTTTGATTCCCATATCGTGATATTGCTGATATAAAAGACCTTTATCTAACAAATATTTATAATTAGCATGTCTCATTTCAATCATTCGCTTGGCTTTAATGTTGTTTGGGATTATTCCCCATACACTATTGCGAATAAATATATCGCATTCATATGTTTTACTTTCTTCATATTTTTCAATTTTGACAAGTTTTGCCATTTTTCTTAAACGTTCAGTATCTCCACTGCAATATAAAACAACTATGTCAAAATAATTCCTTAGCCACCAGCACCAATTATAAGCCATTGTTTCAACACCGCCAATTTGGCAAAAATTACTTTGATAAAATATTATTTTTTGTTTCACTATCTCAATCCTTTATTTACCAGTTCTATTTGTTCTGGTGTATCAATATCTATTGTTTTATCATTTATGCTTAAATATGTATCGTCATTTATATACATTTTATTAGGATCTAACCCATTAAGGATTCTGTATACTTCCCAACTTAAAGCATACCCTCTTTCAAGTTTTTTCTCGTCTTGTAGTCGTTTGGCTTCATTTATTGCATTTCTAAAAGCTTTTTGGTCAACTATAATCCAACCAAAAGGTTCTCCCCAATTTAAATGTTCTTTATTTCTTGCAACTTCATTGCCTATAAAAGTGTTTTTTGTTGGATCCAAATTTAATATTTTGCGCATAGCGTCTTCGGTGTAATAAACGTCCCCATGCAAATATATAGTTGGTTCTTCTGTTGGGTAATAAGCGTCTACCCAATAACCTTTTACATGCCCGCTCTCGGCTTCAAAACTATTTTCATGGTGTAATATGTCACCATACTTATTAAAAGCTTCATCATTTGTACTTATATACCATTTATTAATACCATTTTCTTTTAACAATCTTATAGTACGTTCAATTAAAACTTCACCATGTATTACACTTAAAGCTTTGTGCTTTTCAAAATCTTTGTATCTGCCACCAGCCATAATTATTACTTGCATTGTATTCCTTCTCCCCAATCGCCAAACATATTATGTTTACAATAAACTTCGTTGTCTAATTTCTCATGATTTACAAAATACTTTTTAGGGTATATGGTAACTTTATCATTTTTTTGGTAAACCATACTATCTCTATCTACATACTCGCTTAAAACATCTGTCATTATCATTGGACTTGTTCTATAATCCCACCAATTTTTCTTTAATTCAAATGTTTCAGTTTCATATTCGTCTAGCAATTTTTTGACTATCGGATTACCTTGTTCGGCACCTATTGTTGCCGTGCTAAAATAATGTGGTTGTTCAAAACCAATAAAAAACTTATTGTCTAGTAGTAGTTCAAACGATTGATAAACTTCAATATCAGTGTCAAAATAAACGCCACCATATGTATATAATGCCCATAATCTTACGGGATCAGAAACAAATCCCCACGCTTTATGCTTGTATGCTTGCTCGCAATATTTAATCGAGCTAATATTAAAGTTATCTTCGTTAATTTCTAAAAATTCCCAATCTGGCATATGTTTGTGCCAACTTTCAATGCACTTTTGTACACTTCCTGGTTTTTCTTTTCCACCAAACCAACAATAAATTATTCTTTTGGGTATCATCTTATCACCTACACACATTATAGCATAAAAAAACAAGAGTACAAAATAGTACTCTTTTATTTTATTAGCCACACATTTTCAACTTCTTTGTTTCTTGGATCAAATGTATCATACAAAACTCCATATTTGCTGCATGTTAAATGCCCTAAAGTTGAGATTATTATTATATTATTTGGGAATAAACCAGAAACATACCCCACACTTCCATATATTCCATTTAACCTTTGATAGGTTCTATCTAAATAGTTTCTTACAAATTCCCTTTTGTCTAATAAAGTGCCCTCATATTGAGCAATATCACTCAAATAATTATATACATAGTCCCATGGCTTGTTAGTAGCACACGAAATTGCTCGAATAACACAATCGTCTTCATATTTATTTAATGCATTTGCATTATAATATTTATACATCTACATCATACTTCTTTGTAATGTTTCATTAAGCATTTGATGTTGTTGTGGTGTTTCGGCTTCTTCATGTAACACTTTAATAAAATCTTCTAATGCTTTTACCATATAATGAAAACTTTTATCGGTTTCTTCTCCTGCACCATATCGTGAACGATTTTCCATATAACGCCCATATTCATCACGAACTCTTCCCAAATGTTCATCTCCACGATATTTCATATCATAACCTCTACGACCATAATCGTATTCACCATAACCACGGCCATAACTATCATAACCTGGTCTTCTTCCATAATTTCCGTACATTTCTTTGTCCTCCTTTGCCATATGATTTATTTTTGAAAGTTTATAAAGATAATCTAAATTATTTGTTGTAATACCATCATTTAATATTTTTTTAATACTATCTTCGGTCTTGTTGATTAATTGTTCTTCCATTTTTTTCGCTCCTTTCTTTTAAAAGTTGCAATATTTCTTTTTGGTTTTTTATTATTGTTTCTAAATAATCTTTATTTTGATGTTGCAATTCATTCATCAAATCACTATTGTTAAAATCTTTAAATAATATTTCCAAACTTAACAATTGTAACCCTAATGAAGCCAAATCTATATTTTTATTATTCATTAAGCAATTTTCTCAATAATAAAATTAACATCTTTTACAACTGGTATTTCAGTTTCAGTATTTGTTAATGTAGTAGTGCCAGTTATTGTAAAAGGTAAGGATCCAACTGCAATTGTTTGATTTACTCTTGGGCAAACTCTTAATAACTTAGTAAACGAAACATTAACATAATTTCCGGGTGTTGTTATTTCTGCGTCTACTTCTGTTCCCTCAACATCTGTTCCAGTTGCCGATTTTAAAGCAAGTGCAACAATACCAGCCGTTTCACTTGTTACATTAGCATTAAAATTAACTCTAAATGTTCCTCCACCAATTATTGTAAAATCACTTCCTCCTGGCATATATTGTAGCCAGCCACAACAATTAGCATTTCTACTTCTTAAATCTATTGTATTAAAATTAATATTATCGGTATTACTTGTTAATATTTCTGGTGTTACTTGTAGTGCTTGTATCATTTTATTTCTCCTTTCTTAAAAAAAAGAATAGGGCTTGCCTATTCTCTATTAGCAAGTTCTCATATTTGAGCGAGTAGTAATCTACCCTATGCTATTAAATTATGTTTGTTGCAAAATTTCCATTGCAACCACAACCTGTTCCATTACATGTAAATATTGGAGTGTTTCCATATACTGGTTGAGCAGGAATAGGGCAACTACGAAGTTCTGCTACTAATTGGTTAGCAACCGTTGCATTATTTGCTCTAATATCTGCTGTTTGGGCTACTTGACTTGCTTGTCCACGTGCATATAAAAGTTCTTGACGAAGTTGATTAATAACATCATTCTTTTGCTCTATCTTATCAGCACATAATTGATCTAAAATACGTTGAACACTCGCTGTTTGGTTGGCAAGAATATCTCTTACGCCCTCATTTAATGCTTGTCTATCAGCACAATTTTCAGTTGCAACAGTATACTTCAAATCGGCGATACCTAAACGGTTTTCACAGCAACAATTATCGAATGATTTTTGTAAACCATTAAATCCTTGCAATGTTGCAATTTGGTTATTAAAGTTTTGGTTCATATCTGCCATTTGTCTATTAGCCGCTGCTATTTCTGCATTATAAAAGCCATTACTTATTGTACTTTGTGTTTGGTTGCAACAATTACATAATTGTGTTGATAAATTATTTACACCATCTTTAACACTTTCAATTTGGTCACTTAAATGTAATGTATCAAAACCATTATTAGTGTTTGTGTTTATTCCTTGCTGGCCTGCTAATAACCATGGGAATTCATACATTCCACCACCAAAGCCACCAAAGCCACCACCCCATACACCATTGCCAAACAATAATGCTAATAAAATGATTGCCCAAATGCCATCACCACCGAATAAGCCATTATTACCATAACCGTTATTACCATACATAAATGGGTATGGGTAAAAACCGTTGCCATTGTTAGTTGCTAATTCTACTGTTGGTTGTATTCCATTATTCATATATTCCCTCCTTTCATTCAATTTATATCGACACTATTTTGTGTTGATACCTTTCATCATATTTTGCCATTGTTTTTGTTGCTGCTCATTAAAATTACTTGTTATTTTATTTAAATATTCTTGAGGGTTTACATTATCTTTTCTTGCTTGTTGAAACTCTTTGTATGCTTGAGGATTTGTCCTCTTTAACTGCATTTCCATCTGGCTCATCATCTGTGTCGGTATCTGTTGTAATTTGCTTTGTAATAGCATTTGTAACATGTTCATCATTTTTTATCTGACCTCTCAATTCATCTATTTGCATTTGTAAGCTTTCAATCATTAAATCTTTTTCATCTTTAGGTATAATTTCATTTAATTCATATGTCTTAATATCACCTTTTACATTTTTAATCCAAACTACACTCATATCTCTGCTAAAATATGGTGTATCACCAATTACATAATCTTTTTGCACTTCATTAATTGAATTTGCATATTTAATAATTTCTTTATTTTGTGGTGCTAATTGAAAATTCTGAGTAATTGGTTGTATAGGTTGTTGCATATTGGCTTTCATTTGCTTTAACTTTTCAATTTCATTGTCAATTCTTTCACTTATACTTTGGTTGTTATTAATCATATATGGGTTGTTATACATAAATACCTCCAAACAAAAAGGAGTGGCAAGTTTCATCTTTGTTTTAAAATTTTTACTTCTTACCTCTCCTCTAACTAAAGTATAAAAAAAATAAAGCAATCTAAATTATCACTTTATTCTCTCTTAAACAACATTAATCGGGCTATTTCTAGTTTCCTATAATTACTATATTTTTCTTTTAAATTGGCAATTGTTCTTGATATTGTACTTGTACTTTGCTTAACTTCATCTGAGATCTTAACAATACTATCGCCTTTTATATATCTAATTAACACATCAACTTCCAAATTAGTTAATATTACTTTACTTTTAAAATCATCAAATATAGGTTTTGAACTTAATTCTTTTTTCATTTAATCGCCTCTGTTGCTTATATCTTATACAAAAAGTTTATTATTAAAATATCAAATTTTTATCAACAATAACATTTAATAACACTTAATAACTTTTAATAACAAATAATAACATTTTTTATAAAAACAAAAAAAAGACTTACATCAAGTCTTTTGTTAATTCAAATATCTTTTTCCTTTTTCTACATATTGTCATTTGACTGCATTTATTATCAATGGCTAATTCTCTTACTGTTTTCCCATTTATAATGTCTTTTAACAAATTTTTCTCACTTTGCCTTAGGATCCTACTCGCCATTATATAATTATAACTTTCTGGTGAATAATCATAATAATAAACATTTCTTGCACCCATTAAAACCCTCCTCTTTTTTTTGGCATATTATAACACAAAAAAAATAAAAGCCAAATTGCTTTTATTCTTCGTAACTTTCTAATGCGTCCCATTTTGGTTTAATATCATCTTTCATGAATCCATTTCCATTTAATTCAATATAACTTGAGTACATTTCATTCCAACTTTCTTTAATATGTCTTGGAACTTTGCCTATCTCCCTATATTGATAATATTGGCTAATTAGTTCATGCCTTAAAAGGTTTTTCAAAGCTCTACTTTGAACTTTGTTCATTTTAAATTCTTTTATTATGTAGCCAATTACTAAACCTGTTAAGGTCGACAACGCACTTGCTATTATTGTGTCCATATTACCCCTTTACTAAATACCTACATTAATAGTTTATCACTTTATCAAAAAAATAGCAAAAACCTTAATTGCTATTTTTCTCTGTTCATTAATACTAATCTTATATAAGCACTAATTGACAATTGCTTTGCTTGGGCTTCCTTTTCAAGTTCTTTCCACAATTGCTCACCTATTCTAATATGTCTATCTTTCATTATTCTTTTATACCTCCATCTGCACCGTCTCGCCACCTATATACTTTGCCTTTACGATATATTTCATATGCACCAGGATCACCACTCTCTCTATAAGTTATAACTCTTGGCTGTAAATCTCCAAAATAGCACTCAACCTCTTTGCCATTAACAATAATTTTATTATCACAACCTACAAAACCACTAATCATGCGAGTTTGCCCATATTTTGTTGGCTTACCACAATTATTACACCTTACTATTATTTCCATTTCGTCCTCGTTATCTTTTAATAATTCCATTGAATTACCCTCGTCTAATACGTTTGGATTAATTGTTACCATTTTCATCATCTCCTAATATTTTTAAAAGTTCTTCAATTTGTTCTTCATCAAGATAAATAATTCTATCTCCAGAATAATCAGTACCCTCTTTATTTTTGTAAATATATTTTCTTGCTTCTTTCATAATATTATTTAATCTATCAATTTCTTTTCTATCGTGTAATACCACATTTACATAATCACTTATACTAGATTTTAATTTTTCATTTTCATCTAACAAACTAATATCACTTATATTATGTTCTTCTCTTAATTTACAATTTTCATTATAAATTTTTTCATAATTCTCAACTAATTCATCACAAGCTGTTTGATAACTACTAGCCATTTCTTTAACCAATTTTCTTGCATTTGCTAGTTCGTTAAGTAATTGTTGAAATTGCTCATCAATTGTCATTAAATTCATCTCCTAATATTTTAACGATACCTTTTAAATATTCACCGTCAACATAATAGTTCTCGTTACCATTATATTCATAAATATAACCACTTGTCATATATCGCTTTGTCAAATCTTTTATGTCTTTTATGATAGTTTTTAATTTCTCTTGCTTATGTTCTAATTGCCAATTTCTAAATTGCAATAAATCATATTGGTTTTTAAGCTTGTCGTTTCGCTCTCGCAAATCTTTTATCACTTTATCTTTGTTCATATCGGCAACCTATACTTCCTCTCAAAATATTTATACCCATCTTTGTATTTTCTGAATTCAGTTGTTGCTTTGATATGTACTATCTTACTCTTATCATTCTCTAACCAACAATAACTATACATTCCATCTAAATGCCCAAATATCACAACCATATCACCTATGTATAGTTTAACATTTTGATTTTCTGGTAGGTCATATAATTTTCTCATTATTTATTCTCCTTATCTAATATCTCTTTTAATTCAAAACAAGGTACATTATAGTCATATTTACCCATTTCGTATTTATCTGCTAATTCTCTTACTTCTTTTATAATAGATTTTAGTTTTTCATTTTCATCTAACAAAGAAATGTCATTTATATTGTGATTTTCTCTTAATATGCAATTTTCGTTATAAATTCTTTCGTAATTATCTTTTAATTTTTCATTTTCTTCCAATAATGTTTTAATTCTACCAACTAATTTAGTATCTAATCCAAACCAACATATTGTCCCTATTGAAATACTGGTAGGACTATTTATCACTAATTCATTACGCCCACATTGTTGTATTTCTTTTATTTTTTCATCTTTCATTTTTCTTTTTCCTCTGTCCAGCAAAAAAAGAATATTGAGAAAAACACAACCCACCATTTGTGAAATACAATTGCTAATATTGTAAAACATATTAACGATACACAATTTCTGATCATACACGCTATTTCTAAATCAATTCCATTTTTCTTCTTTTTCATATTTACACCTCATCTCCCCAACAGTCCCAACCATCTATTTGTTGTCTTGCAAATAATTCTATTTTATTTTGTAATGGGAACATTTCTGTTATTCTTTTTCTTACCTCATCAGGTTTGCTTGAATGTCGAGTTTTTTCTTGACTTAAATACTGTCTTATATTTCTTGCTCCTCGTGGTTTTGGTATATTCCCCTTTTTCCCTATTAAGCATATTTCACATTGGCTCATCGTATAACTACCTGGATTTGTTTTTTCCTTATTCCATATAAATCCTATTGTAGCATATTTAAAACCCCATGCTTTTAATACTTCTATGCAGTCATCTAACATTGGGCTTACTGCCCACAAAAATAACAAGCAATCTTTTTCACACAATTCTTTTATAGGTATTTCTTTTAATTCGCTTATAGGCATTGTTTCATAATGATAATTCAATTTACCGTTCAATATACTTTTTTTAGCCAAACATTCTTTGCTTCTATATTGCCATGGTGGATCTGCATAAATTACATCGTATTTTTTATCAGTATTATAAATATTTACTTTCATCAAAACACCTCTACCTCAATTATACCACAATTAGCACACAACGCAATAAAAAAAGGCTATTGCCTTTGTTCATTTTTAACAGCCTTTTTCATTCTTTCTAATTCTTTTTCAAGTTCTGCGACTTTATAATCATTGTCTCCTTTAGAATATATTTGGATCAAATTTTCCAAATCTCTAATATCTTCTTTTAGGATCTTCTTAACCTCTTTATTCATTTTGTCCTCCCTTACCAACTTGCTAAATAATATATATCATATTCGTCAAAATTTATTTCTTCTAAAAGTTTTTCTAATTCTTTTTTTGTAAATTTAATATCATCTAAATAATATTCATTATATAATGTATTCCCAAAGAAACACCCACTTTGTGTTGGTAATATCTTTGCAACTTCATCTGGGTTAGTAATCTCTAATCCATCTTCATAATTATTTTGCCAAACACCTGTTTCTTTAATCCATGTTTGCCCATTTACAACTTTACCTTGTTTTGTTTTTACAATTTCCAAAACTTTGTTGCATTTGTTCAAAAGTTCTTCTAATACTTCCTTTGATATTTTATATACTACTTGTTCTTCAATCTCTTCACCATTATCGCAAAAGAATTTGTGTACCATATTGGCTTTTCTCCAATAAACATCTTCTTTCTTAAAATCCCAATAATCACTAATTATTAAGTCTTTTTTCTTTTTTACTAAAAACATATCTAATCCCATAGTTTAGCCTCCATTTCATTGGCATTATTATAACACGACTATTTCACAAGTCAACAAAAAAAGAGCAAATTAATGCTCTGTAAAGTAAGGAAGTGCTCTTGAATCGTAAGCACCATTGAATAGATATAATGCGTATTACGAATACGCCTCCACGCTCCTCCCCTGTCGACTTGGGCTTATATCTACTCAATGCTACCTATAAAGGTAGCACTTTAAAGAAAAAAATGTTTACTGAATAATATAGAATGTTTGCCATAATACATTATTCTGGAGTTTCAAAAACTCCATAGAGTAGATATATCGCGAATTATATAATATCTTAAGGTATCCAGTTAAGACCTCTTATATAGTTATATCTACTCTATGCAATTCTTGAAAGAACTGCATGTTAACAACTGGCGGGTTGTTAACAAAACATATAAGGTTTTTTGGTTTCCACAACCAATTTAATTATACCACGCATACACCACTTGTCAATTGTTTCTTTTGCCAACTTGATGATAACCACTAACACTTAATCTTTGCTTCCTTGGATCTAAACCACTGACTTTACACAATTTATCATATTTGCTTATCCATAATCTTATATTTCTTTGACAATAACTTATTTCATCTTTATCATCACTTGCTCTAGCAATAATTTGTCTATCTTTTAATGTTCTGATTTTAGTTTCAATAGTTCTTTGCAATTGCGTGCCTTGATACATTGTATATTTTTTGCCCTCAAACTCAAACTTTGTATTTGCTTTTTCTTTAATGACTTGTAATTGTTCTTCACTATATTGCGGTTTGTTAATTCCTAAAATAACACTAAACACATAATGGTAACAATTCATTGTTGATATAGGTCGATAACCATTTTTACCATCATGGTCTAATGTACGCTCAATTCCATTATAATCAACTGCTGTTTCACCGCCTTGCAACTTTTCCCATTCGCTTTTTTCATTTCCGTTTGGTTTTACTGTACTAAATTGTCTACCTTGTATATTTTGATGATCCGGCGCCGGATTGGCATGTACACTAATTTCTACACCATCAGCCCCAAATGTTTCACCAAATTGCTGTTGCATTTCATTTGATAGTTGCCTCATACCATCTAAAATATTCATTCTTACTGTGCTATCTAGTCTTCTTTTATACCCTGTTGCATAACTAACTTTTTTAATGCCTTTGTCATCTATACAAATTATGCCATTTTCAGCCAATTCTCGCATTGTTTTTCTCATTGCTGACTGATAACTTTCCTTACCTTGTGAAACGGCCAAAACAGCCCTATCTAGCGTTTTTTGATATACCTTTGATATTGGTGTAAATACTGCTTTACCATTTTTCATTGTTTTAAACGCACTTGTACTCATAAAATTTATATATTTATCACTTGTTAATTTTGCAATTGCGTCAACTTGTTGCTGTAATGCTTTGTTTTGTTCATATGGTACAAAATCAATGCCTTTATATTCAAAAAATGGTTTACTAAATTCCAAATTGTTTTTAGCGACACCTATTAATATTTTTCTTATATCTTTTTGGTTTAATTTTGTTATTTGTGCTAATTTCCTTATAATTTTTTTACTACTACTACCATATTTTAACATTTGTGCTAATTTATAGGCTTGGCTTGGAGTTAATGCCCCTATTTTTTTTATTGCTTTACCTATCTCTTCTAATATTGTTGTATTTAACTCTTCTATTCTATCAACTAATCTTTCGGCTAATTTTTCTTGTATTTCATCTGACAACATATTATCACCATTTCAATTATAGCACAAAAAAGGAGGAATGCTAAATTCCTCTTTCTGAAAAGTGGCTTCCTTATGTTCACAACATAAAGACGGGTGTAACAAAATGTTACATATTAAGTATATCATTTATTTTCATTTTTAGCAACATTCTTTTTATTATCTTTATCTTCTTCATCATCTTTAGGCATTTTTTCACCCATTAAATCCTCTGCTGTTGGTTCTTCTTCTTGGATCTCTTGAATTTTTTGCTTTGCAATTTCTTCTGTTTCGCCAAATATTCGCATACGATATTCTACTTTTGATATTACTCCTAAATCAACTTCACGACCTGCTCTAATACTTTCTGCTTCTTTATCTTCAATAATACTGTCATCAAACTGTATTGTCATATCTGTTATATCTATACTGAACTTGCCAAATTTACTTGAAGCATAACATACAGCATTTATTAAATCATAAATTGAACTTTCATAACCAATTTGTAATTTCTTCATTCTTCTAGCCATTTTGCTATTTGAACTTATTACGGCTGTTGCTGTCGATAAATTAGTACCATCAAAATGATAATGGTTTTCTCCAAAGCCTACTTTATTGCCTAACACATTTAAACTTGTATTTAAAGCATTAATTAATTTATCTGTTCTATAATCTGTTTTATCATGTTGTATTAAGTCTTCTTTAGTCGCACCTTTTGGTAATACATGTACGCTACTGTCTTCTGGATCAAAAGTTAATTTTTGTTCACCACTATCATAATTAAGCATATCTGCTCTAACCCATGTTATGTTTCTGCCATCAACTACTTCATTTTTAAAACCATCAAAGTCAATATCTACTGTTTTCATTGCGTCAATAGCATTTGCATAATGAGGTATACCAAACGGGCTATTATCAAATAGGTTATTTGTTAATAATGGTCTAAATATACTAAACCATTTAATATTACTTTGAGTATCAAAGTCGTCCATTGTATCTTTTGACTGCTCTATTTCTAATATGTTACCATTTGTGTCTTTAAATAAGTGGTTATGAATATGATAATTACCATTATCTGCTATTTTATGAACTGATAATATAATGTACTTATCACCATTAACATATTGTACCGAACCAAATGCACATTCCGTTATTTCTTTATTATTCCATGTCAACGGGTAAATCCAGTCAATATCAACATTATCAATTCTTGTTTTGGCTTCTGATACATCTAATGTCATTCCATCTTCATTTGCAATTATATCATAAACACTAACAACAGTTGCATTTGTTCCTAATGCTCCGGACTTTTCTATTGCTTGATTAATAACTTCATTTAAACTCAATTCGTCCATTAATTCATCATATTGTTTTTGAGTTTTATCACTTTTCATCGATACTTTACATTTTTCACTCCATAAAATATCGCTCCAGTCTTCCGATATTTCTTTTGCCATATTAAGTGTAAATCTTTTTTTGTTTACCTTGCGTTGACCATTGTAAATAAAATAATTGTGAAATGACCTTACATTTCCTTTATACCAACTTTTCCATTGTTCAATATAGCTTTTTATCTCGTCCTTAATGTCTGGATTGTAATTGTAATTGTCTTGTAAATATTTTTCTATTGTCATCTTGCCCCTCCTGTAATATTTATCATCAATTTATCATAAAATGGAAACATTGAATATTCACTAGCGTCCAAATCATCAATTGGTGTTGTCCCATCATCTAATCGTTCGTCTTCATGTTTTTCGTCCCATACAGCCATCTCATATGCTTCAATTAAATATTTGCATTTTCTTAATATAAATCTTCTACTCTGTGCAAATAAAGCCAAATCCAAATAAATTCTATCTATTATTTTGCCTTTAATACAGTCTTGGACTACTAACGGCACTCCATGTTCTTGTAAATGTTTATTTAAACCATAAGTCAAAACTTGCCCTAATGCTCCATAATCGGCGAAGCAATGTGTTACTTTACCATAATTTTCAACCACTCTTTTATAAAATGCCACAAATGCTTCATACATTTGTTCTGGTGAATGTAGTCCACTTAATTTCATCTCATCAATAGTCCACACCTCTTTAAACCCTGGCGTTATACCTGTTGCTTTAAATTCTGTTTCACCTTTTGTTGCTCCATAGTCAATGCCAATACTAATTAATAAAAAATTAAGTTTATTTCCATTTTCATCAACGGCTTCATCTCTAATAAACATATCTGGGTTATTTGCAAATTGTGTATAAATAATTCCCTCGGCAAGCACCCAAAGCCCTAAAATAAAACGCTTAAAGAATACATCTCCCATACTTTGATATTCTTTTTTTAATTGCTCAAAGTATTCCTCATTATCTTTCTTTAGGATCTCATTATCATCAAAAGTAAACTTCCAAATTTTCTTATCTATTTCATCATTGTCGATTATATTTACCTTTACCCAATGTGTAGGTGTATCTGGGTTTGTTGTCGCATATAACTTAGCATTTTTAACACTTAAACGGCTTAATAACATTGTATAAAATTCATAAGGTATTTGTGTTAACTCATCTGCATATGCTCCTGCTAATGTCATACCTCTAATTTTACTTTCGGCTTTAATGTCATTAGCACCCTCTAGCCATATTCTTCTGCCAAATAATGTACCACTTTTACTGCTTATTGAATATTTAAAATGGCTTCCAACTAAGTCTTCTAATAAGCCCAAACAATTACGCTTTAATGATGTTATTGTTTTACCTACCATTAAAAATTCACAATTCTCTGGCATACTAGCAACAAATATTGCCCATTTTAATAAAGACACATAAGTTTTGCCACTTCGTACGGATCCTGTAAGCAAATTAATTCGCTTATCATCATATAACATAAAATCAATTTGCTTTGGGTTTAACATCTCATTCAGTTTTTTTGACATTGTTTAATGCTCCTATTAAATCATCAATAATGCCATTCTTGTCTTCAATGCTTTGTTCAACGACATCTTTTTGTCCTAAATAATTTTTCCCTAAAAATATTGCCATCGTAGTATTTTTTTCTGCTAATTTCCATTGCATTCTTCTTAAACTCATTCTGCCCTTATCTAAACTCTTTTTATATATACGACAAAACTCTTTGTCTCTTTGCAATGTTCTTTCATCACAGCCTAAAAAATTGGCAATTTCTCTTTCAGTACACATAATACTGCCTAACTTTTCAACTACATTATAGTCAATTTTAAATTTTGGCCTTGCCATCTAATCACTACCTTTACTTTTTAAATTTTTGGTTTAATATTTTTGGGCAACAATTATTCCACAATATTTTATGATGTATTCTTGGGTTTTTTGTATTCATTACGGCAACTCTAGCACAACTTGGTTCTATTATTACAGAATAAAAACTTTTTACATATGTCCCACTAGCCAAATAAATGTCCGTTAATCCACCTTTACTACTTTGTGTTTGCGTTTGGATCAAACTTGGCTTGTATATAGTAAACATTAACTTGCCTATCATTCCGTTGTAAATATAACTGTTTACATCTTCATTAATGCTTCCATAATATTTAAATGGTCTTTCTGTCATACAGAAAAATGAATTCATCGCTTTTCTACTTATCTCTTTATCTATGTTTCCATTTTCTGCTCCGCCTATAAAATCACCAGCCTGGCTCATTGCTACTGTTATTGCATTTGATGTTTCCAAAAAATCACACATCGAATTGAATATCTTATTTGCATTATTCATCTTTTTAGCTCTTAAATGCCCGTTATCTTTATATCTAAAACAAAACTCTGTATAGTCATCATCTAATACTAAAAAATATTTAAGTTTTAATTCTTTGGCTATATCATGACACTTGTTTCTTGCATATATAACCAACCTATGATCCTTAAAATTATCTTCTGTGTCTGTTATTTCTATTTGTTCCATTTTGTTAAACACGATAACTCCATCACATTTTATTTTTTTATAATCTTCTATTTGGTCATCTTCATCATCACATATAATATATGTCTTGCCAGTATAATGGCTATCATTTAATGTTTTAATTGTTTTTACATTATTTGCTCTTCCATGAGATAGTATAAATACGGCGAAATCATCTTTTATCTTTTCCATTATTCATCACCATTTATCTCACTCTCAATATCAGCGCTTAATTTGGCATAACCTTTTGCAATTGCGTCATTAATATCAATAATAACTAAAGCACTGTCCTCCATCAATTCCTGCATTTCTTTATCTTGATGTGCATAATATTCGGCTATTTTACTGTAATCAAACTGTAAATGTCTTTGGGCTGCTTGTTTTAAAAAGGCTTTTTGCTCATCACTAACATTACTTTTTTCAATTCTATCTATTAATTCACGAGATCTTGAAGTATCTACAAGTTCAAATAATTCTGGCATTTCGCCTTTCATTTCATATTGTGGAATTTTTACTTTCATTGTATATGGATTTTCTTCATTTTCAAAATCAATGTCGTCTAAATCCTCATTGCTAAAACCAAAGTCCTCCATATCAATTCCAATTATTCCATTCAATTCTTCTTTCAATAAGTCATAATCCCATTGTGAAAATTCACTAACTTTATTATCTGCCAATCTAAATGCTTTAATTTTTTCTTTTGATAAATCATCTGCTATTATACATGGCACTTCTTCCATACCAATTTTTTCAGCCGCTTTTAATCTTGTATGTCCTGCCACTATAACATTAAATTTATCAATAATTATTGGCACTTTAAAGCCAAACTCTTTTATACTTTTTGCTACATAGTCAACTGCTTCATCATTAATTCTTGGATTGTTTTCATATGGTACAAGTTCATTTGTTTTTTTATAAATTATTTGCATATTTTCCTCAATTCTATATTAGTTTTGCTTTTTTAAAGACTAATTCCATTGTTTCGTAGTCTTTATCACCCCAAATATATTCCCACATCAAATCTAATCTCCATTGTTGCACATTCTGATTATAAAAAACCAATTTATAATTTTTCAAATCGTTCACTGATAATTGTAGCACAAATACTTTAATCTCGCAAATATGCCTGAATAATTCTTTAAAATTGTAATAGTCTACCAAAACCCCTCACCTCACAAAAAAAGCCGTAAAACACCATTAAATGTTTTTACGACTTAAATGATAATAAATATGCCAACTATCTTTGTTCATACTATCACCATATTCAATATATCATATGTTTTCATATTTTTCAATTGTCTTTTTCCACAAATTGAAATATTTGCTATGTTCTTCTTCATACTTATCACATAGTTTTTTTAATTGTTTATTTTCTTTTAATATTTCTTTTATGTCCTCACAATGTTGTATGCAAAATCTTTCAAAATCACTAAATTCCTTATCTTTATTTTGCTTCCATTCTTGATATACTACATCTGCTTTTATATACTCAAGCAATCTTTCTTTACTTGTCATTTTAATCACCTATTAAATAATATTTTATAACCATTAATATTATGCCAACTATCAATGCAATTATTGTTATTTTTGTCCTTGTTAAATGTTTCATATAACCTCCCAAATACAAAAAAACAAGACACTATTTAATTTAAGGGTTGGGTTCGAACCAACATCATTTTACTCCCAAAGTAAATGTTCAACCAATTGAACTTCCTGCCTACATTTAGGCTAATTCTATTTGCTGTAAGTGTCTTTCAATAATTAATAATTTTATAACAAAGAAGGCTGTATACAATAAAGAAAATCAGGAATAATCTTTCACAAAAATGAAAAAATGCCAACCCTCTATGCTACCTTAATAAACAAGACTATTGATAATAATATAGGGTGTAAACCTATGAAAATTGCTTAGCGGGCAATTGTGTTGCTACACAGTATTTTGTTGCAGAAATAGTCTTTAATGAATTTTATCAATAACAAGGCACATTATTTCATTACTCTACCCACTGAGTTATTTATACTAAATTGGCGTATAAAGTTGGATTCGAACCAACGGCTTATGGCTTACAAGGCTAAACCTTTTTGCTGTATGTGCCTTTACTATTTTTTTATTAAAACAATGCTCATTTACGACTTCAACCACTCGTCCACAAATTTTAAACTAATTTGGAAGGATTCGAACCTCCGTGCGTCTATGCTTGACACTAAAAACTTCTTTGCTGTATGAGCATTTATAATATTTAATTTTAACAAAGGGCTATATTATACTGAAATAAATTTTCACATTTATTCTAATGATTATCAGTCATTTGCAATATTATTGGAGCGATTATAGTCTCGCGGACTTTGGTTTGCTGTACGCCCTTTTCTTACTAGATATAGTATACCACAATTAAGCCCCGTATTCAATATCTTTTTCATATTTTTCTAATATTTTATCAATGTAAGTTGTCATATCAAAACCATTTTCCAATAATTTCAATATTTGTAAATTATAACCACTTAAATAAATATTCCCATATTCATCAAACTCTGGTACTGTTTTATTACGGTCATTTAAATTCCACCAAATAATTTTTGTTTCTGCCCCATTTTCTTTAAATATTCTCATTGTTTCTTTTTTACTTGTGTTGGATCCACAATCGAACTCCATATCACTTAATACAATTAAATATTCTGGGTATTTTTTTAATTTCTGTAACAATTTCATAACTTTGCCAAAGTCGGTATTACTACAATCTCCAGTATACATGCTATCATATTGCTCTCTCAATGTTTCACCCTTAATTGTCATTAATCTTGGATTTGAACTAAATGAAATAATTTGATTTGGAGCATATGTTGAATGTGTTGCTATTCCATGTGCGATTGACATTGCTTTTCCTAATAATGAATTTGCATAATCCCTTTCAACACTTCCCCAATATCTATAACCACCCATTGAACCTGAACTATCTAAAATTACAATAGCATTCATCTCAACTCCAACAGTTGCATTTTGCTCAATTTTATTTGCTAAAATATCAGCATTTACTTCAACACTTTGTGGTACAAAACTATCACAACAATATACTGTTCTCATTGCGTCATGTACATTAGTTGTTGATACATTTACTTTAGCCTTATTTTCTTTAACGGCTTTCATATATTCATCAAATCTTGGCTTAATATCGTCACGAGTTGAAAATGCTTTTAAATATTTTGTCATTGCAAGACTTGGTACTTGTTCAAAATTAATTTCATTAACAAGTGGGTGTTTGTATTTATTCTTATGAAATAAATCATCTAATGGTGTGCCATCATCATTTAATTCAGCATATGATAATTTATATTCTGTCGTACTATCTGTTTTAATCAATTTACGATATTCTTTTTCAGATAAACCCCACATTTTGCACAATGCTTTAGCAATTCTTTTATCTTTACCAGTTAAACGAGGTAGCCATTTCTTTGCTAATTCTTTATCTACACTTCGCTCATCTAAAGCAGTTTTTAATAAACCTAAATTTTCTTCTGTTGGTATATGCCATAAATCATCATACCTACCGGCTTTTATAATGTAGCGTGCCTCTACTTCTGATTGTTTCATCAACTCACGGCCTAAATCTCTTCTACCTAATCCAAAGCGTGGATCACGAATAAACATACTAAACAATTTTTCTTTTCTACTTTTACCAATGTGTACTTGGTCCAAATGTTTTTCAAAATATGATGTTAAGAAAAATAAATCGGTTAAATTATTCCCTGTTGTTTTATATGAAACATCACCATTCTCAGTTTTCTTTGTATTTAATATTTTTTCTATCTCATTCATAATTAATCCTCCAATTCTAATTCACATAACGTGTATTCCTTTCCTAATTTCATACCTTTATACATTGTACCAATTTTAAAATTTGGTAATGAAAATGTGTCCGCCGTATTTCTCATTCTAATTGTTATAAATTCAAAATTTCCATTTCCAAACTTCGTAATCACTTTTACTTTATTTTTAAATGGTTTTATAACATTTTTTAAATATTCTTTTTCAACTTTGTCTAAAATATCTTTTGCTTCATAAATTGTTTTTATTTGATAATACTCTTCGCCAGTATATACCCACATCTTATAAACATATCTTTGAATTTTTTGTACTTCTTTCCAATATACGTTTCCACCAATTATGCCATCATTAAATGCTATTGTATTGTCTCCAGCATAAATGCCTTTATTCCCATTTTTATAAGTAATAATATCTCCAAATTTTAATTTAACTTTTTCCATTAATTTCTTTTGCCTCCTTAAACCATTTTAATAAATCTTTATAAATTCTAGTTTTCTTAACATAAGTCTCTTTATTCTTTTTTTTATCAATAAAATCTTGCTTTATCAATAATTCAGTCAAAACATCTACTATATAATCCAACACTTCATTTTCCGTTTGCCACATCTCCTTTAATTTTCTATCTCTAATATTTGATATATCTCTTTTAATCTGTTTTTTTCTTCTTCATTTTGTTCTTTTGAATAAGCAAATTGTAATGCTTTTTTATATTTTTCATAAAATTCATTTTTTGGCATTTCATAACATTTTTGTTTATCTATTGATTTTTTTAAATATTTTTCTGACAAAAAATTCATATAGTCAATATCATTACAGAGATCAAAATGTTCATTCCATTTGTCTAAGGCTACATTATTATGGCATAAATTACATCTTACATACATTTTTGACTTATCATAACCACTTTCCCCTATTTTCCTCAAACCTTTTGTTAAAAAATTTATTTTAGGTATGTAATTACCATATATTTCACTTTTTAAATGTTCTTCAAACTTTCTATTTATATCTGTTGTTTCATATTCTTCAAGTTCATTAAACCATTCATTAAATTTAAATTCATCAATTATAAATTCTTGATAATGTGACTTTATTCTTTGCATAAAATCTTTAACTTCTTGCTTTGTCATTTTTTACCACTTTTCCATTTGTTCATATAAAATTTCATTTGGAGACTTTTTTATTCCTTTTCTATTTTTAAATTGTTCCTCTTCGGCTTGTGCTTGTTGTATAGTTATAATACCATTCTTTTTATAATTGTCAATAATTCTTGAAATATATTTTAAATTATATTTGCAATTCAATACTGCTTGATTTATAGCATATCTTGTAAGTTCTGTATTTTCCCATTTACTAACTTCTTCATATTCAACTGGTGATAATGTTCTTCCAAAATTTTTTTCAATGTAGTCGTATATATTAATACTAGAACTACTACTTGTAGTAGGAATAGTATTAATAACATTATCATTAACATTAACATTTACATTAACATTATCACTTCCATTTGTTCCATTTGTTGGAACATTTGGAACAAGTGTTCCATTTGCTTCTGTTTGTTCCATTTTTTTTGTGTATTGATTGCCATTATGTCTTTTACCCGCTTCACTTCTTTTTTGTTTTATATCTTCCCATTTGTTGCTGTCAATGTCCAATTGGTTTTTAATAAACATAAACGCTATTAGAATATCTTGATCCTGAGTTATAACACCATTAATTTGATATTCAAATATTGCCCTAAATAATCTACCTAATTGTTCATCATTTAAATATTTAATCGACTCATAATGCTGATGATATAATATAAAACTATTTTTACTCATATGCCACTCCTATAATAAAAAAAGAACTCATAGCAAGATATTAGGTTTTATAGAAGTTAAGCATTCCTAATATCTCACTATCAATTCTTTTTTTATGCTTAACTTCTTAAAAAAATTATAACACACGAAAAAAGCAAAAACAATATTTTTCTACAAATAGTTTTTGCCATATCTTTCAATAAAATCATTTACTGTTTTATTATAATGTTTTAACCAACATTTTTCCATTTCTTTTTTTAAAAACAAGTCTATATCATGATTAAGATGAACACTTTGGTTGCTCATATTATGATGATAACCACATAAATATACACAACACCCATCTTCTATACTTTTTTGCCTATTTTTTCCAAAATATACTTCGTGCATATGTAGTCCAACCTTTATTCCACATATATAACACACTTTCTTATCTAACAAAATACTGTACCTATTCATTAAATTCCTCATATTTTATGCTTTCCATTTTTTTCTTTAAAGCATTCATTTTTGTGTCAAGGCACTCATAAGCGTTTTTAAAGCGTTTTAAGAAACATTCTTTGTTGGCTAACATATTTATATCATCTTGGCTCATTCGTGTCGCTAGCGCCTCGAAATAGGCCATAGCGGGTGGTTTTCCATCTCTCTCAACATTCCAACTCTTTCTCTCATCAGTTTGCCTTACAGCCGTATTAATCTGTATTCTTGTCTTTAATTCGAGAATTTGTCTAGTAAATCTTGCAATACACTCACCACATATATACATTAAATTGGCATATACTTCAATATTATGAGCATATTCTGCCATTGTGTTAGGATCATCTAATAATTTATTATATGTTTCTTGATACATTCTTTGCAATTCTGCGTCTGATACTTTATTAATTGCAAACGGGTTAAATAAATAACTTTTTTCTAACATTTTTTGCTTTTCTTCTTTCTAATCCGATGTGGCTTCCTATGTGCCAATTCTGCAAGCAAACAAGCAGTTAATAGATTTTCCTTATCATCACTATTGAACCACAATTTTTGTGATATTAAATAATTATGAACTGGTCTGCTTACTCTGATTAAATTTTCAATTCTATCATCATATATATTCCCATTTATGTGATGTATAATATAACCCTTTGGCCCTTTACCATAATGTTGCTCATAAACATATTTGTAATACTCACGCCATTCACCATTTTCAAGTTTTATAAAATTTCCTTTTATTCTTTTTTTAATCGTGCCTGGTTTATTTACATTCACATACTTATTTTTCACTTATAACTCCAACTGCTTGGGACAATTGTTTTTCACTATTTTTTGAACCATTAACGGCTTTTACAATAGCCATTTTTAATGCAACCGTTTTCAAGAATGCCATACTTGTTTGGCTTATAGCATTTGCTCTTAAAATTTCATCTTTGCTAGTTTCTTCATTTTTCATTATTGTATCATCATTTAAACGAATTATCTCTTGCATTAATGCGTTTTGAATGAACGCAATATTATCATTTCCTTTTGCCACTTTTCTTCACCTCACTTTAATCTAAAAAATTGTCGTCTATTGTAATTTGTTCTCCAAATTCTTCAAACGAATTTTTTTCTGGCTCTACAACCTTTGCCTCTTGAACTTTTGGTTTGGAACTCATAAATTCAAGTGTACTTACCGATACAACATACTTTTTGACTTTTTGTCCTTCTTTGTTTTGATATGTGTCCGTTGATAATCTACCTGCCACACCTATTAGATTACCTTTTTCTTGGTACTCACATAAGTTCTCGGCTTGCTTATTCCATACAACACAATCTATAAAATCCGTATCGGCACTCATTCCAGTACAAGCAAGCGAAAATTGGCAAAAACATTTCCCACTTGCCGTATATTTTAATTCTGGCTTGGCAGTTAATCTACCAGTTATTATGATACTATTCATCTTGTTTCTCCTTTGTAGTAATTCTTATTGAACTCTTAACATATGTATCTTTTAAATATTCACTATATAAATCCGAATGTTCTTCTTTAAATTTAGTGCTATCAAATGTAGTTCTATATGTCTCACTAACATATGTAATTTTTAAGTCGTCATTCTCAACAGACAAGATACCTTTATCTTCCATTTCTTTGAGTATCATATCTTTTAATTTTTCTTCTTTTGCTTTAGCTGCTTTTATTTCTTTTTCAAAGTCGGCAATTTGTTTTGATATGCTTTCGCTTATCATATATTTGCCGTCTTCTTTAACTATGATTTCATTCATTCGTACCACCTATAATATCGTCAATGCTTGGTTTTTTCTTTTTCTTCAATAAATTAACACAAACTTGTAATTGATCCAAGTTCAAATCTCTTGTCGTCTTAACACCATAACGAGCATAAATTTTTTCTCGATCTTCGTCGTCACCCATTAATAAATCTTCTAGTTCGGCTAACAATCTTAATTTGTCGTCTTGGTTTTCGATAATTTTGCTTTCTTTGGCATTTGGTTTAGTAAACACTTGAGCGTCGTCGTCTTCGGTTGCTAATCCTAATGCCATTAACAAACTATATCTACGGCAATATGTGATACTTGAGCCATACTCTTGCACTGGATTTTTAATGCCACTTAATACGCTATCAACAATTTGGCAACCTCTATGTTTAATATATTCACCATCACCAATTTTTACATATGTAACAATATAATCTTTTTGGTTTAATTCACATGTTTCAATTTCTTGAAAGTAATCAATACTATTTTCTTCACAATATTCATTAATTTGTGCTAATTCTGTATATTTATACGAAAACCCCTTTTTCAATTTTTTTAATCTAGTTGTTTTCTTCTCTTCCATTTTGCTCCTCTTTCTCTGGTTCCCCTACTGGATCATTTTTACTTGAAGTCGAACTTAAAAACGTTACTTTTTCAGCCACAATTTCCATAATGTTTTTATTATCTTCTGTTTTTGATTGAACTCTTCCCTTGATACCAATCAAATCTCCCTTACGGCAATATTCTTTTGTATTTTCTGCAACTCCTTGCCATAAAATTACATCAATAAAATCAGTGTCATATTCACCATTTTCATTCTTAAAACTTCTTGGAACAGCCAATGTTACTGTTGCCTTAAATCTTCCATTTTCTTCAGTTACCATTTCTATATCTTTTGTTAATCTTCCAACTGTAACGAATTGATTTAGCATAATATTCCTCCTAATTTTTATTTCTTACCTATTGGTTTTAAAACTATGCAATCATCATAAACATACACATAATATGTATACCCATGTTCTTGTATAAACTTAATTGGTAATCTTATCTTATGCGATGTTTTCTCTGCATTTTTTAAATATGTACATTTTAACTTTTCCAAGCAAATCACTTCTTCCTAAAATGTTCTTGATAACTTAATATCTAACACTGGCTTTTCATTGCCTAACTTGTTTAAATGAAGTTCTGTAATATTTTGAATTTCTTTCCCATTTTCAATATATGTAATCTCACCATTACTACTGATTTTAATTACAATATCATCATTAAATATTGGTTGTACATTAAATTCAACCTTTTTATCTCCAATATCATCAATCGTAACAACTGGTTGATCCGATAAAATTGAAAAAGTTTCTTCAATAATTGGTTGTTTTTTGGCTTTTCTTCCATTAACATTAACTCTAGCATTTTTACCTATTGGTTTTAATTTTTTATTAAATTCATTATGATAAAATTCATATAAATTTTTAACAGTTTTTGATATATGACCTTTGAATTGATACTTTGACTCAATAGAATTTAATGTATTTGAATTCAATCCTAATTTATTTGCCAATTCTATTTGCCCATAACCCCATTCTTTTCTTAAATCTTTTAAATTAGTATTCGTATACCAATCCAAAATTTCCAAATCTTTTGCTACACTGTTTTCATTATTATCATTAATACTTTGTAACACTTTGTCCATCGTTTCACCTCCAATATGTCGCTTTCCATCAATCAATTCTTGTATCTTATGTTCCTCAATACCTAAATCTTTTGCCACTTCTTGTTTCAACTTTTTGTCCTTTATTCTTTTACTCCAAAAACTAGACACCACTTTTCACCTCACATTTCAACACCTATTTTACACCTAAAATAGCACTTGTCAACACCTAAACGCACCTATTTTTTGTTTTTCAATAATTCATTATATATTTTATACTTAAATTTCTCTTTGTTTATTAATTCGTTATACCCTATGTTTTTATCTTTGTCTTTTGTTACCTCTTTTAAGTCACGTAAAAATTCGACATTAGCCCAACTTTGATTTCGCTTTTTTATTATTTCAGCGCGCTGCATATATGCCTCCAAAAACAAGTATAACTAAAGCGACTAAAACTATAAAATATAAATTTAAATAAAAATTGAAACTTTTTGTTTTCTTTTTATAGAAAAAATTGTAGGTATTGTAAAAAGCATACAATGTATTATTTCCACCAGTTGCTAGATTTTTTCTAATTAAACTTTTCATATTTTCCCTCCATTTTAAATATACCACAATTTGTCTATTAAAAAAAGTAGCGTTTAACTACTTTTTAATTTTATCTGTTGTCGTTACTGGTGTTAATGTTACTTTATTATTTTCAAGACCAATTATTTTGTAATATTCAATTGGCTCCATTAATGTTACTATATCACCTATTTTATATTCTTCTTTAGGTAATAATTCTACATAGCCATCTACTTGTGCTAACCAGTTATGGTCGGCTATTTTGTGCCAAATATAGCCATCAACTTCTTTTGTTTCCAAATCATTGTATATAGCACCTTTTATAGCAAAATCGAGTATGTCTGCTTTCAAGCCTGCTTCTGCTCTTATTCTTAATTTTGATTTTAATATTTTGAGTTGGTTTATTTGATCGCTTCTTTCTACTGGTTCTGCTAGTTTGACAATATTGGGGTTATAAATAAATCCTTGTAATTTGTATTTTGAACTTGCCCCCCAATTGCCATTATTATTATTTATTTTTCTTGTTCTAAATATATATGAATTCCAACCACTTTCACTTAATGTTAATTCAGTTTTATCTTGGTTCATTTTTTCAACACTAGCCACATGTCCTTTACCATCATCTGGCTCGGCAGGTTCTCCACCACTCCAACATATTATTGCACCCAGTCTTGGTTCTTGCCCTGTTTCTAGTCCCCATTTATATGCCATTGCATAAAAGTTTTCTGCATTCATTGGTGCCCAATATGTTATTGCATTTTGATTTGTGCTTTCGTTAAATCTACCTATGCAATATGAGGTACAATTAGCGAGTACATTGCAATTTTTGTCTAACGGTTTCCCCTCTTTGCATGGGCTATAACCACCATTAGCTTTACGAATGTAGTATTTGTTGCCCTTTTCTGGTCTAGTTAATCTTGGTTTAAAGTTTTTTTCTGCTATGTACATTTACCCTACCTCTTTTTCTTTTTCTAATTCTGGTAATCCTGCTATACTCATAAGCATTGATATAATTCCAGCAAGTAAAGCTGTGCTACCTACAACAACCCAATCAACTTCACTAAACATAGCTGCGCCACCAATTGCGCCTAAAGCAGATTGTGCTACTGTTCTTAATGCTCTAATGCTTGCTGCTTTAATCCATTTTTTCATTTTATACCTCCTTCTATTTTATACCTACAACCTTTGTTATTTTTATGTAATTGCTATCTGTCGTTGTTGATACTGAACTTCCATTAATTCTAACATAACCATAATCAGATGGAATTAATGTACCATTTGATATTGTATATTTAGTTCTTCTAATATATGTGTTTGCCCCGTTTGACTCTATTATTGATATAACAAAATTATCATTTTCTGTTGGCCGATCAACTTTTATATAAGCACTTTTTTGGCCATTATTATCAACTCCATACATTTCTAAAGATAAATAATTAGTTGGATCATCATCTAGTATTAATGTGCCCGTATCACCATTTGAATCTTCAAAAAGTATAAATTCGCCTCTTGCTTCCCCACCATTTATTGTTACTCCATCGTAATCGGCTACAAATCTTTTAGTTGTTCCAACAATAAAACTTAATGCACTTTTAAATATTTCTCCTGGATTACTTGACAACTTAAAATATATTGGGTGTGATGTGTCTACACTATTATTAACTAACATTTTTAAATATATTACGTCTGTTATTGTTAATGTGCCACTATTATTAAAATCGTATTTATCTAATTGTTCTGGTGTTGGATCATCACCACTTAATACAAGTTGATTCAAAAAATCTATATCAGTTTCATCATAATCGTATTTTGGGTATGTTACTGATTTTAAATATCTAGTTCCATCTTCATCAACACCTATTTCGTACCCACCAATAGTGCCACCGTTAGCTGTAATATTTCCATCTTCATCAACACTAAAATTATTACTTTCAATTTTAATATTATCAGCTGTTAAATTAATTGTTTTTCCTTTAATGCTTACTTCTGATATCTTTTTGTCAACAATTATTTCGGCGTTTTTTATTGCTTTATCAACAGAACTTGCATATTTAAAATCAGTTGCTACTTTTTGAGGCAATTCATTATATATACTTTCATCATAGCCTTGTGCAATTTTTATGTCGTTGTTAAAAACATATGAATTGTAAGTTTTTGTTGTGTTATTTTCAATTGTATTTATTTGTACTTTGTCTAACGGGTTAAACCCACCAAAACCAGTTAATTCGCAATCATAAATGTCATATTCTAATCCATTTAATTGATTATAAAGTGCAGGCAAATAATTGCTTCTATCATCACCATTCATCAATTGATTGTCTTTTATTTTAAATTCAATAGGATTTGCAGGCAATGGATCTGGGTAATAAATGTTATCGGTGTCAGAAGCTCTACTTAAAACAATTGTATTTATTGGACCATAATGTTCTCCCATACTAATATTTTGGTTCATTAATATGTCATCATCAATAACTTTCGTTGTTGTTCCTTTTCGGCAAATGTAAACTTCTTTGTTGTCATTTATTCCAAACAAAACACCATTTGCTTGACCTATATCTTCTAACACGTCTCTATTAGTAAAACCAATTCCTTTATAAATGTCTGATTGTATTTGTCTACCAGCATTTGGCAAATTATCTATATCAGCCGTTACAGAAGTATAATTTATGCTTGTTAAAAAAGCAACCAAAAAATTACGCACTGTCATTGGAAATTTGCTTTCATACAAAAGCAATTGGCTTGGATTTCCAGTTCTATCTCCTATGTACTCTACATATTCTCCATCAACTAATTCATAATATGTTTTGTCTTCTACAAACGTGTTATCTTGAGTTAATCTAAAAGCATATGAGCCTATTCCTTTATAATCAACCATTAATTTTAACATTTCATCATATAAATTGTAAGTATATGTTTTTGTGTCTGCGTTATATGTTTCGTCTTTAATATAAAAACTTCCAAATTGTTTAGTTGCACTATATGTTCCAAATAAAGCCGTATTTTCAACATATATTTTAATGTTTAGAGGAAGTTGAATAGTTAATTCAACTTCTACTCCTCGCATAATAGTTCCAATTATATTTGTTTCAAAATGTGGACGCATTAATTTAATTTCATCTCTATCTATTGTAACTATGGCTCTAGTGCCATTATTATAATAAATCTTAGGTTCAATTCTATTGCCTCCATGTTGGATTATTTCTTCATATGTCATTACATATCACTCCTCCTGTTTACCGCAGTTAAGGTTATGCTTGTTGGCTTATACGTTGTCGAATTTTTACGCTCAGCAACAATTGCTGTTCCATAAAATAATTCGGTTTTATTTGTGTTTGTTCGGCTATCTAAAAACGTACACTCAATGATTGGCAATTCTATTTGTGTTCTTAAACTTGCCATTTCTTCGTATGTTGTCGAACCTATTGGTAATTCTATTTTGTCAAACCAACCAATAAATGTGCCTACAAATTTTCCACTATTTGTTTTTCGACCAGAATTTTCTGCCCATAATGGTTCAATTGTGTGTCTTGGATTGCTTAATACTTTAGGCAATTCCTTTAATATTATCGCCATATTATCTTGCCCCATTTCTAGCAAAGCTATTATTTGCGTTTATTTGTTCTAATCTCTTATTTAAAACTCGACCATCTATCGTATTTGTAATATCTAAATTTATTGGGATCCATTTTGCTATTTCACGCCCTAACATTGTCATAGTATCTGGATTTGTAAGTGGTAACACACCCTCACGACCACGCTCTCCAACTATTGCATTGCCTAAATTAAACCCAGTTTTTGGAATGTCTACAATTCCACCACTCGCCAATTTTGGTTTAAATCTTGGAATTGACACATTTTTAACCATATTAATATCTAAACTATTTCCAGGAATTATTTTGTTTATACCTTTAATTAAACCATTTATAGCTCCTATGACTAATGTGTTTATTAAATATTCAATTCCACTTATTAAAAAGTTAATAAGTTTTGTTACTGCTTTAATTGCATTGTCAACAAAATTATTTATTGCTGGTCCTAATTCTCTAATAAAATTAAGTATTGCACTTAAAACACGTCCAACCAATTCTGCAGCTGTATTAAGTATTTTTGAGATTGTATTCCCAATTGTTTCTACAACTTTTGCAATGCCATTAAAAACTTTAGTGAATAAGTCTCCCACACTATTAATTACTTCAACTAATTTAGTCCCAATTATGTCTACTATTGACGCTATACCATCATAAATTGTTTTTAGTATGTCTACCATTGATGGCCCTATTTTGACAATAAAATTGCCCAAAGCGTCTAAAATAGTTGGAATTGTAAGTGCCATAACAATCAAAACTGCCGATATTTCTAAAAGCAATATTGAAAATGGTACCAATCCTGCTGACATAGCTGGTCCTAATAATGCTATTGCTGCCATTAAAGCTATAATAGAGCCAAAAACTACTGCCAAATATGATAATACGTCGTAAAAATCCATACCTTTACTTGAGAGTGTTTCAATCATATAAGATAACGAAGATATTAGTAATGATATAGAAGCTAATGCAGCTGCAACGCCTAATATTCCTGCCCCACCTGGTGTGCCAATTAAATATTTTATTGCTGTTATTGCAACTGCCGTTCCAGCTAAAATTCCAATAACTAGTGGCCAATTGTCAATAATCCATTTGCCTATTTCTTTAAGGTCTAATAACCATTGTGGAACTTCACTGTCTTTGAGTTCAGTTAATGCGCCTAACTCAAAACTTGGTGTTAATGCACCATTCCCTTGACTAGGATCATTTAATATGTTTAATTCATCAAATCCCGCTAAGGTTTTTTTAAGTTTTTTAGCTTCTTTATTAGCACCACTTAATCCGTTTTTTGCTTTTTGAAAATCTTTTGCAGAATTAGCTGAGAATAATGATACATTAAACCAAGCTTTTGCTAAATAATTAACATATTGTAACAATTTAACAACTGCTTGTAATAACCATTCAATGACGGGTTTTAACGTCATTGCTAGAGTATACCTAATATACTCAATATCTGTTGCCATTTGTTTATCATATTGGCTAATTATACTCATAGCACTTCTTATTGAAGTGTATGCACCTCTAATTCCAAATATTGCTAGTGCATATTTCCCCGTTTTTGTAATAAGTTTAGTTAAGGATTTTGAAGAATCTTCAATTGAACGTTTAACTTCTTCCCACCCTTCACCTTTTTTTAATTTTTTTTCTGTCTCAGCAATTTGGGTGTTCATTGTTGCAATATCATTTGTATTTCTAACAATCTTTTGATCTATTTCATCATATGCTTGCTTTTGTTCTTGATATTTTGCATTAATATCTGTTAATTTGTCTTTTAACTCAAGAGTTTCTATACCAAATGACGCTTTAACTGGTCTGCCCTCTGTTTCTTCCCACTTTTTTGCAAATTCTTCTCTTTTTTTAATAACTTCTTCTAAAGCTCTTATTTCGTCTTCATACTTTTTTAAATCACCAAATTGTTCTTTTTGTTCCATTAATTTTTCTTGCTCTTTGGCATATTTTTGTAATTTTCTTTTTTGTTCATTCAATTGTTTTTCTAAATTTTTGTTGTCTAACTTAGTGCCTAATGTAATCCAACCTGCTATGTCGTTCATACTATCACCTCTTTTTTCATCTTTTCTTCAAATTTTCTATCAAGTTCTTTTTCTCTTTCAGTTTTTTCAACTTTTAAAGCTACTTGTTTTTTCATTTCTAACCATTTTTGCAATTCGTCGCCTTTTTTGCCTTTTAAAGGTTCTTCTCTAATGTATCTAATTCTATTTAAAACACTATTTTCAGTAAGCCCCTGTAAATATTCATTAAACTGCCACCAGTGCATTTTTTGAGCGTCAAGGTTTATTTCATAATCTGACATAAAACTTGCTCGTATATAGCCCATATCTTGTTCAAAATTCATACTTGGTTCTTTTTCATTTACTAATTCTTCTTTGGTTTTACCACACCATATATATTTTTCGGCTAATTTTAGTACGTCATTTATAGATACAATTTGGTGTAAAACGTCATCTAAGCATTTATCACCAAACAATTTATAAATAATCGCAAGACAAGTTTCATAAGCTTTGTCTTCCCCATTTTCTCTAGTGATTTTATCACACTCTAATGCAATTCTAAAATCCGTATTAATTGAATATTTATGATCGCCTACTTGTATTGTTTTTGGGTAATAATTAGTCAATTACTAGCACTTCTTCATCTTGAGTTTTATATTTGTTTTTAATTTTTTTAGAGATATCTTCAATATTTATTTTTAACTTTGGCAAAATTGGTTTTAACATATTTACTAGGTCTTCATACATTTCATAATATTTTGTATCACCAAATATTTTTTTTACTCCACCTTTGCCTAAAAATAAGTCCATTGCTTCTTCCATAGTTTGGTAATACTTTTGCATAGCTTTTACTTTGTCTTCTTCATTTTTTGATAATAACATTTTCCCTTTAACGTCTTGTCGCTTATCAATAATAATAAAGTCCCACTTTAAATCTTGTTGCGCTTTTCTAATTAAAAATTCACATTTATTCCATTTTAGAGGCAATTCAATGTCTTCCAAGTCAAATTCTAAGTAAACCAAATTTCCTTTTTCATCTCTTTTTGGTTCACCATTTTCATCTTTTAATCCTATTTTAAGTGTATTTCTTTTTTTTAATTGTATATAATCTTCCATTTTCTCTCTCCATTCTCATAGTGTAAATCTCATTATTTACACTTAAATAAAAAAGAGGCTAGGAGCTTTCTCCTACCCCCTTTCAGGTTTTTTATAATGACGTATCTTCTACAAATGTTGGTTCACCATCAGTTATGCTTGCTGTACCTTTTATTGGATCACCATTTTTAGCCAATGTGAATCCAATTGTTGGTGTAGCACCACCATCACCACCAAAACTTGTGATAGTAACAGTTGCGTCGCTCAATTCTGCTTTGTAGTCGTCACCAACTAAATCATATTTATAGATACTTAATATATATGTTTTTGCAGCGTCACCAGTAGCACGTTCTTGTCTTAAACCATCAATAAAGTCAAATGCTCCATCACCTTTTTTGCATTTCATTTCACCGTCCATTGAAACATTGTAACTGTCAACAGTAGTTGTTGCACTATCATGAATTATATATGTTTCATTTGTTTCAGCTGCTTCATATGTCCATGTTCCTGTTGTCATACCATCACCAACAATAGCCCATGTATGAGTAGATGAATTTGGAGTTGTATCTATAAAATCAACAATATCAGTTCTTTTTAATAATCCCATTATTTCACTCCTTCTTATATTGATAACTCATTTGTGTTATCTTTTTCGTATTCAACTTGAATTTGAATTGCCATTTCGCAAGTTTGTGTTCCTGCTTTTGTCATGCTCCCACAATTCAAACAATATATGTTTTGTATTCCATCAATACTTGGCAATATGCCTTGTTCGTTATTAGAATATATTTTGTCTTCAAATGCTTCCCAAAACCCCATATTAGATAAATTAACAGCAATTTCTGAGGAATAAGGTTTTTGACCTCTAAAATTGTAAGTGTCTTTCATAAGTCTTTTGCCTGTGATAGTTTCTTCTATCTTTGGTTGAGTAGGTATTTTATCTAATGAATAATTTTCAGGTTCGCTACTTAAAAAATTAACATTAACAGTTTCATAATCTTGTGCAATAGTAGTTAGTATTTCAACTATATAATTCTTTATTGCTTGAGCTCTTGTCATATTTTCCTCCTCATAAATTGTCTTACTTCGCTAGCAACTTCGTTGCCTTCTGCTGTTACCATATGTTTGTCCCAATAGCTTGTTGCTAATGGGTGTTTATCATATGTTCTGTTTACAATTTTATGTGAACCATCTTTACGTTCACCACGATATTGATATTCTGCATATGGGCTTTCGTATGTAAAACTGCTAGGTGTTTCGCTAACATTATTTGATAGTGGTCCACTTTCGTAAGGAACGTATTTGTCACAATGTAATCTACAAGTATGTGTAAAAAAAGTTTGCACCACACCATCAGGCTCAATGCCTAATTGTTTTTGTAATTTGTTTAATGAAGAAAGTTCTATGTAAGCCATTATTTGCCTACTATTTCAGTGTGTTGCATTTCTTCACTACCATAATCGCATAAACTTACACTTGTGATCGTATAGATTCGTTCTTTTATATCACTTGGCTTTTCTACATTTGTTTCGCCAGCAACTATTACGTCTTCGTTTTTAACATTATAGATTAAAAATGGTACATAAACATTAACTTCACTAACGTCACTATAACCAGTTGTTGGATTAACTCTTGTTTTTTCTTGCCACATAACGCCATCAATAAATGTTTTTGTCCATGTTTGTTCATGATTAACTATTCCTTTGTGGAATAATGTCATTGATTTGTTTGTTGTCATTAATTAGCCCCCAAATATAATACATGTACATTATTTACCTTGACACCATATAAATATTCTAGCATTATGTCTTCTACTTCTACATTGTGTGCATTTAGTGTTTCGACTATTTGTGAACCAGTTATAAAACTTACACTATAACTACCAACAGATTCACTAGCTTTATTATCATCATGTTTTTTTTCATTTTTAATCCAAATATTAACTTTATCAATCAATCTATTAACACACATTTTTACGTCAAATGGTATTTCCGTTAAATTAACTAATCTATTTTGAGTTCTTAAATTTATCTTTTTTCTAACTTCATATTCTAATAAATCAAAGGCATTATCGTCATTTAAAGTGCCACCTAATGCTTGATATTCATTAAAAGTTAAATATTGCCCTTCAAACTTCATATAATGCCTCCTTTATATTATAAACTTGATTCTGGCACTAATGCTGCAAATGGGAAACGTGCGCTTGTTTCATTTAAAGCATTTACTGGGTTTGGAATTTCCCAACCTAAACGCATAACTACACGTAAAGCAATCATATCTTCTTGTGCTAAGTTGTATGCGATTGAACCATCTGTGTCTTGAATAACAGCTTGGTCTAATACTTTGTATGTAATATCTTGACGAATTGCATATACAGCTTGGCTAAAATCTCCTGCGATTAAAGTAGCTGTATTTTTGTCCCATACACCATTGTCCATATAAGTTCTCTTAATTGAACCAATTTCTGTTGTATTTAGTGGTTGGCCAGTTGTATCTGTCATCATACGGAATTTTCCTTTAAGTCCAACTCCACCTAAAATGCCATTTACTTCGTAACCACTTTCTTCAACTTTTACCATAGTGTCGTTAATGTCACTATATAATCCATTATTAGTTTCAGTAACATTAGCTCCTGCTTCAATAACAGAAGGTACTAAACCTTTTCTCCAATCTGCTGGTTTGTCAACACCAAAGAACATAGCATTGTCAATTTTCTTTGCAAATGCTTCAACAATTCTTGGTTTAATTTCAGCCCATAGGTCGATTGAAGTATCGTTTAATACATTTTCCTTAATTGGAATAATAACTGCTAATTCGGCTGCATTAATATATTTATTTTCCCATGCCATTTTAGTAGTCTTTTTTCTACCATTGTTAGTACTTTCATTTACAAAGTATGCAATTGGTAATGTGTCTAATACACGTAATTTAGTCTTGTCGCTTGTCATGTTTGGTAATCTTTTAAACATAGACAATGCTTTTGAATCTTTTGTTACGCCTTCAAAAATCTCTTTTGCAACTTGAGTTTCAATTAAAGCGTCAACGTCTGTTCTTGCAATAGTATTTACTGCCATAATTATCTCTCCTATTCTTTATTGTTTAATGAACCTCTTAAAATATCATTCATAATGGTATTTGTTGATTGAGGTTGCGCTCCACCGCTTAAAGTTGGTGAAGTTTGCACTTTTGTTACAACAGTTTCCCCAAAATATTGTGGATTTTCTTTTTTGTAGCTTTCTAGTGCTTTTGAAAAATCGGTTTTGTCATCTACTCGTGACATAACCTCGCTTCTTACAAACTTACTAAATTCCTTTTTAACATTTGTTCCATTTAGTTGAATATCTGCTTTAAGGTTTTTGTTTTCGCTTGTAAGTGTTTCCAAATTCTTTAAGGTTTCATTGTTAGATTCTATGGTACCATTTAACTCCTTGACTTTGTCTTCATAATCGCTAATTTGGTTTTTTAAATCATCATTTTCTTCTTTGAACTTGGTGATATTTTTCCCATATTCAGCCATTATTGTGTCAATTGTGTCTTCGTCTAACTCTAGTCCTTTTAAGAACTCACGCATTTATATTCCTCCTCTTACATTTGTTATCGCAGTAGTGTCTGCGGTTAGATTTGAAACTGGTTCTGGATTGTCTCCCTGAACTATATAAATAGTAACATATTTTTGTTGTCAAGTCAAAGGGCATAAAAAAAGAAGCATTATTGCTTCTTTAAAAAATCTTCAAATGACATTTTACTACCTGGGTGTTCCTTTAAATATTTGTTATACGCTTTTTGCCTTAATGATTGAGTGATTTGATTGCCTTGCTTTAAGGTTTCATCATAACCTTTTTGCAAATATGTTAATCTATTTTGTAAACTCGCTAATGAAGGCCCTGTTTTATCTTCATTTAGTTCCCAATCTTTATAGTCACTTGTTACCGTGCCTTCTGAAAATGTTAAATAACTTTCGGCTTCTTTGTTTAATCTTTCTTCACTAGCATTTTTTAAACTTGGGTTAATCTCTTTAGCAATTTCTTTTGCCACTTCCATTTTTTGATAATTTTCTACATCTTTTGAGATGTCGTCAAATGTTCTATATGTTCCGTCTGCATTTTGCTTTTCATATGTCATTACGCTTGCTTCCCAATCACTATTTGGCATATTTTCTCTATCTTCGGCTAGTTGCTTTATTTTTGCGTCATACTTTTTATGCCTTTCTTCGTATGCTTTTTTCATTTCTTCTTTGTTCGCCTTGTAAGAACCATCTTCTTGCTTTTCCCAAACTTTATCAGTTTGTGATTTTAACTCACTTTCAAACTTTTTGGCGTCATCAACATTGTCAAAAGTTTTTTGAATTCCACCATTTTGTTTAACGGCATAACCATCTCTATATCTTATTATTTGCGTTTCTTCTTTATTAAAACGATCCAAATATTTTTTATCTAATTCATTAAATTTTTTAATATCTTCATTCGTATATTTACTTGGATCATCTAACCTCATTTTTTTATATTCTTCGTATTCACTATTTGCCTTATCTTTTATAGCTTCATTTACGTCTTTATAACCTTTATCAATTTCATCATCAGTTAAGCCTTTACCACGCAAATCTTTTTGTTCTTTTTCTCTTTCAATATCTTTTAGTTCTTCTTTTATTACCTTTTCGTTTGGTTCTTTTCTTATATCTCTAAGTTCTTTTTCGGCTTGCTTTGCGAAGCCTTTTTCTTGCTCTTGTGCTCTCTTTTTGTTTATCTCGTCATCTTCTTGCTTAGCTTTACGATAAGTAGCTCTCATACCACCTTTTTTAAACTTACCACTTTCAATCATAGCACTTGCTAAATCTTGCCCGTTTTTAATAAAAACTTTTCTACCACCAATGGTTCTCCATACGCCATCGGATTCGTCATATTTTGCCATATTCTCTCTCCTTTTCTAGCTATATATTATTACTTTTTATTTCTTTGTCAAATTATTCGTCCACCCAAGTTAGTGTTCCGTTTATATTTTTTAATATTTGTGTTTTTGTAGCGTCATACCCACTATAAGTTGTTGGCAAGTCGTCTGCGTACTTTTTTGGGCATGGTTGATAGTCACTTGTCGGTGTAAAGGCTGTTGTATTATTAACACTTAGATAATTCCAAGGATCTTGAGTGTAGCCACTTGAAGGCACGCTTAAATCTGTAGCAACATTATTAGTAAACACTATATTTATGCTTTTATAATAAGCGTAATTAGCATTATATTTTAATTTAACCAATTGTGTAGGGTCTGGGTACATAATTAGTCTTGTTGCTTGAGTGCCTGAAGTTGTTGACGGTACTACCATTTTATACATCATATAGTAGTCGTCTGAACTACCTATAAAGTAAAAACTACTTAAGCCCTTTGCAATTGCGTCATTGATAAGTGCTAATAATAAAGGCTTGCATTCGTTCCCTGTCACATAGTTTCTATTCATTGAAGTAAAACTTCCCATTATTGCAGTTGATAGATTTAATCTTCTTACGATAGTTGAACTTTCAATTAATTTGTCTGCGTATGTCTTTGGAACTGGGTCATAACTTGCAGTTGGTGTAAATTCTGCTGTGTTGCCTATTGGCAAATATTTACCCATTGTATTTGCGTCTGAACTACTATAACTCATTGCAGTAATGTGCCCATCTGTAACTGTACAAGCAACTATAACTTGTTGTGTTCCATATGCGTTATACAAAGAATATGCAAGTTCGTAAACATCTCCTGCACATAAGACTTGTTGGAATGAAAAGTAAGTTGTTGATTGCGTTAAATCAATTTCATCTATGTGTAACCTATATGTCCATATACCATAGCTTTGCTTAACATTTAGCAAAATTGCTTTGTTGCCTTTCCCTAATGCGTCTTCAATAATTGTTGCCAATGCTGCTTGATCTGTGGCGTCTAGATAAAAAGCCATATAATTTTGACCATATACCATATAAGAACTACTGCCTAATTCTATATAATAGTAGCCACAATTAGTGTCTCCACTACCTCCTCCACCGCCAAGGCTTACTTCACTCCATTTATATGTTGAGCCGTCTAATACACATTCATAAAAGTGCCCATTTGTATAACTACTATCAGTTGTACCTGTATATTGAACTATTTGGCCTACATTTGAACTTGCTGCCGTTGGCATTGTTGAATATTGTGTTTGAACTGAACTTACCGAGTCATCTACATATTTTTTATTAGCTGGGTTATAATCACCTGACGGAGTAAAAGCATAAGTATTATATATTGAAATAGGCAAATACATTGTGGAAGTACCACCACTTAAATATTGAATGTCAGTAAATTCACCATTAGTGACCGTAATTGTAAATGTATGAACCTTAGCTATTTGACCATTATTATTGTTTGAACCTCTATAAATATGGCAATCTTCGTCATAAAGAGCCGGGTTATAACCAATAGCGATTGAAAAGTTTGAAGTTGTATTCATACCTCTACCATTTATTTGTAATAATTTTGAATAACCGTTATCATAAGTGTGCCATACTAAAAGTGGGTTTTGATAATCATTATTAATATACATTTGCTTTAAGATAGCAAGAAATAATTCTTTATCGGTAGTAGTTTTAAAGCGTATGCAGTTAGAACCTGTTCTATGGAAGTAAATATAGGTTCCACTATCAGTTGGGTAATAGTGGTACACTCCTTTTGTAGCAGTTGAACCACCTAGTGAAACTTCTTCCCAACTATAAACAGGAGGTTGTGCTTCGTCACTTACGCATTTGTAAAAATGTCCATTGGTGTAATTATTATCTGTTGTCCCCACATATTGTACTATTTTATTTAACAAAGTACTTGCTGCCGTTGGCATTGTTGAATATTGTGCCGTTGCACCATTAAATTTATCGTCTGCGTATTTCTTTGTGCATGGATTGTAGTCATCTTGAGGTGTATAACTTGTATTATTGTTTGTTGGCAATAAATTATAAGTTATTTTTGAAGATGAATAACCGAAATATATGTTTGTAATATGCCTATTACTCGTATCTATGCTAAATGATTGTGATCTCAAATATTTATCTCCATATTGAAGCGACCAATCATTAGCCAAATCATATTGAATAAGTAAATCAAATCTTTCAAATGTTTGTGTGTTTTGGTTATAAACAAGTTCTATTTTATATCTATGTAATGCGTCATCTGACTTATTAACAAAGTAATAATCAAGATGTCCGTTGCTAGGTACTTCTTGGGTATCAATAAGATTAT